CTGCCAGCTGGTGATGCCAAGCTGTTTGCAGCTGGCAAGGCTGCCATTGCCAAGGCCAAGACCATGGACGACCTAGCCAAGGTGACCACACGCATGGAGGCCCGCAAGGGTGAGCTGAGTGATGAGCAGAATGAGCAGTTGATGCAGCTGGCACTCAGCCGCGAAGATGAGCTGACCGTACCAGCTGACTTAGGCGCATTTGATGATGACTGAGCCGTACCTGACCACTGAGCAGCTAGCCGCCCGATGGGGCGTCAAGCCGAGCACGATCAAAGGCCAGCGTGCGCGGGGCTCAGGGCCACGCTATGTGACCCTGCCGCGCCTCGCTACGCCAGCCGGCACGCCGCGGGTGCAGTACCCGCTGGCTGACGTGCTGGCCTTTGAAGAATCCAACTCCATCACACCAATCAACCCATGAGCCTCTACGCATCCGGCATCGTCCGCATCATCAGCGAGCCACAGCTAAAAGCATTTGAAAGCGGCACTATAGTCTGCAACTTCGGCGGCGGCATTCAGGAAGGCAAGGACAAGAACGGCGAATATATCAACAACGCGATTGATGTTGAAGCATGGGGCAAGACCGCTGAGATCATCGTGGACAAGCTGAAGAAAGGTGATTCGATCTTTGTATCTGGCAACCTGCGGATGCAGGAATGGCAGGACAAGGACAGCGGCACCAAGCGCCGCAAGCACGTGCTGAGCGTGCAACGGTTTGAGTTCCTGCCGCGCGTCAAGGTCGAAGAGGACGTGTTCTGATGGGCTACTTGATCTGGCTGCTGATGATCGCCACGGCCTGTCTGGCGGTCGGCAATCATCCCTGGCTGGCGTTGATGGCTCTGACGCTTTGTTTCACGCAGAGGTGCTGCTGCAATGACTGACCTCTCCCCCGCCGCGCAGGCGGTGAAAGATGCCGTGATTGCTCTGTACAGCGATCAGCAACAGATCCGGGACTGGGGTTGGCGACTCGATGCCCCCACTGTCGCCGCCGCCCTGCGAGCTGCTGCGGATCAGGTGGTGCCGCTTCACATCTGTGGCACTAACGCGACCCGTGCTCAAACCCGCCTTGGAATACGCCACAAACTGCTCGCCATCGCCGCCGAGCTGGAGGGTGGCAATGACTGACTTTCGTGCGCTGTGCGCTGAGCTGGTTGAACTCAGTGCTCCAGCAGGTTCCATTCCCCAATTAGCTGAGCGTCTTCAGAAGTTATCTGAGTTGGCAAGCCGCGCCCGCACCGCCCTAGCCCAGGCCGAGCCGCAGGGGCCGACTGATGAAGAGCCAACGGATCAAGAGATAGAAGAATGGGCAGACGCTGCTGCGGAAGTCCCCTTAGAGGAAATGGACCCAGAAGTGCATGGGTGGCGACGTTGTTTCAAGTCAGACGAGTTCAGCGAGACGATCCGCGCAGCCTTGCGCCGCTGGGGCCGCCCCACCATCGAGCCGGTGCCATGAAACCACTCCAGTTGTACCGCGTGGCATTCAGCCATGCCACACCGCTCCACCTGATGGCCCGTGATCTTGCGCACGCCATCACCAGCGCCAAGGAGCTATGCCCTGATGCTCAGTTCCTGAGCGCCACGCTGATGCCCGAATGGGACAACATCGACGACCTGAACCATGAGCGCTGATTCAATGAAGGATTACCTAGTCGAGATCGGCAGGTTCCCGCTGTTGACTGGCGAGCAGGAGATCCAGTTATCCCGCCAGGTGCGGCGCATGATAGAACTGCAAGCCATGGAAGGCGAACGCACCAAAGCTGAGCTGCGCGAGATCAAGCGCGGCCAGCGCGCGCGTGAAACCATGATGAACTGCAACCTGCGGCTGGTGGTTCACATCGCCAAGCGTTACACCACTCGGCTGAAGTGCAATGGCCTGGAACTGATGGACCTCATCCAGGAAGGTGCCATCGGTTTGAATCGCGCTGTTGAATTGTTCGATGGCACCAAGGGCTACAAGTTCAGCACCTATGCCTATTGGTGGGTGCGGCAATCAATCACGCGCGCGATTGATACCAAAGAGCGATTGATTCGTGTGCCGCAGCACATCTTAGATACGACGTACAAGATCGCCAAGCTGCAACGCGAGCACATGCAACAGCATGGCAAGTCAATGACAACTGCTGAATGCGCCAATGCACTTGGCATCACGCAGCATGAAGTGCAAAGCTACATGATGCGAAATATTCCGCATTCAAGCTTGGATCAACAGGTAAGCGATACAGGTTCAGCGCTAGGCGATTTGATTGCCGATGAACCAGCACCTGAAGAGCTGCACCAGGAGTATGGCGAGCAGTTGCAGTTGTCGCTGATGGAGTTGAATGACTTAGATAGAAAGATCGTCTGTGGGTATTACGGCATTGGGGCGACGCAGCAATCTCAACACGAAATGTCCAAGGAGCTTGGTGTAACGCGCAGCGCGGTGGGTGATCGACATCGCCGCACGATGCGCCGATTGCGGCTGCGGTTGGTTTATCATCGCAGCTAGTTCCATCTCGCAGATATAAGCAGTCGCTTGCTTGATCAGTTGCGCTTGGTATGCGTTTTGCTTGATGATTGATGCGCATAGTTTGCGTACATCATCAGCGTTTTCATGCGTGAATGCTGCGCGTGATTGCGCCTCAATGCGCAGCTCTTCTTCAATGGACCATGAAATAACCAGCCACTTTGCCCAGGTCATGACACCAGCATTGCCCAGCCGGTGCCGGGGCCATCAACCTCCCAGCGACGCAACCAGTTTTTACGGCTGTAGGCGATTCCGGCACCTTTGGTGTGGTTGACGTAGCCGCCGTTCACCATGTCGGCCTCGCCGTTCGGATCGTTGTGGATGTAGGTGCCACTGGTTGCCCCGATGATTACGCTCCAGTGGCCACCGCCGGTAGGCGCACCGACAGGTCCTTTGTGCAGCCAGCCGACCATCACGGGGCGCCCTGCCTCTAATTCGGTGTCGATCACGGCAGGGCCGCAGTTGGTGCGCAGCCGCGCATTAAGCCCTAAGGATTGCAGCGCCTTGATTTGCGCTTGCGCATCGGTAGTATCACCATATCTAGCGCGAAGCTTATTGTAAGCATCGTCGCCGCTTACCTTGCCGTAGAACCGACTTACCATGGCAGCGCTGCTGCTGAAACACTCGCGGTAGCCGGTGCCTGAGCGGTTGTCGTTCTGCGCCTCATACGGCACACGCAGCAGGATTCCCTGCTGTTGCGGTTGCGGTGCGCCCTTCTGCCATAGTGCCCCTTCGGCCTTACGTCGGCGCAGTAGGCCGGCTTCGACATTCGTACCAGGGTTGCGGTAAAGCAGCAGTGCCGCTGGTACGGCGCTCCAGTCCTTGTCACGCAGCGCTGCGCTGATGGTTTCAAACCCAGTGCTGACGTAGAACCCAGCGCCGAGGTTGTAGGCAAAGCTGATCAACGCGCAGCGCTGTGGATCGGCCATGCTTGCCCAGTGCGGGATCGCACGCAGGCGTTCTGCAATGCGGTCCACTTCCAAGCGGAGCAGCATGTCAGCTTCGATTACGTTGATCTTGTCGCCGCGCTGCACAACGCTGCCATCCGGGAATCGCGTGGTGCCGTATCCGATCGTCCACGGATCGCCGCCGCTTAGCGGATCGGGATAGGCGCTAAGATGGCAGCCTTCAAATTGCTTGATTAGCTGGATCGCATCGGCAAGATCGGTCTGCTTGCCGGCTGTGCTCCAGGTCTTGAACCATGGCTGGTCGCGGCTCAGGAGGCGCGGACCGATGGCAGCCTCCAATTCGCTGATGGCCGCCAGCTGATGCGGCAGGCCCTTGAAGTACCGAAACAGGTCAATCAGCCGCAGTGGTTGCGTCATGGCCGTTGGATTTGCTGCGGCATGGACTGCCGGTAACTGAAGGCGCCCTTGATCTCAGACCAGATGATGGGGCTGAGCATTGCGGCCACAACGGCAAGGATCACGACTTGCCCCATGCGCGTCTCCAGTCGACCGACGCGGACGCCTAATCCGCTCCGCTCAGTCTTGTCGGAGATGGCGGCATCCAGCAACTGCTTGAGCTGGCCTTCCAGTACGCCGATGGCGCGGAGGATCTCGCCGTGCGTTGGCTCAGTCACCGCTTGCGGGAGGCAATGCCACGCAATGCGCCGAGGATCAGCTGGGTCCAGCTGTTAGCGCGAACGCCAGGCACGATTGCCAGCAGTTCAGATCCAGCCAGCAATGCCACGGCGATGCTGGTGATGTCTTCCGGTGTCATCGAAAGTTGTCAGCTGCCGACAGTCTAATTCTGCAGCGTGAGCGTGCTGGCCGCCAGGGAGAAGGTGCCGTTGCTGGTGGTGATGTTGCTGTTGAAGTCGTTGTAGGCAACCAGTTCATCAGCACTGCTGGCACCACCGCGGGATTTGTAGTACACCGCGCCGCGTGCGGTGATGGTGCTGCTGGTCCAAGAAACCGCTGCAAACTGAATGGTGACCTTGTCGTTGGCGGTGTCCTTGGTGACAGTGACAGGCACGCTGATGCCACCGGCGGTGTAGCCCGTGCCACTGACTTCATTGGTGACGCTGGAACGCTTGAGGTGCGTGTCTTTGTCTGGTGTGTAGCTGCTGGTGACCAGCATCACTTTGAAGCTGTCGGTGTCGAAATCGATGGCGTTGCGCGCCATGTCATCGATGCAGGAGTTGTAGACGAAGGAAGCCATCAGGGTGCAGGCGGCTGCGGCCAGGTGATGTCGAATGGATTGGCAGCATCGGCCAGATCGCGCAGGGCCTGGCGGTAGGTGGCCCAGGCGTCACGATCAGCGCCGAGGTCGTAGTCAGTAATCTGCGTCCAGTCGCAAGACTGCAGCAGCTCAATGCGCCGTTCGCGGATCCTGGCGTGCTGCGTTTGCAGCTCATCGAAGCTGTAGGCACGCACGACGTACTCAAGCGCCTCGCTGTCCCAGTCGATCGTTTCCAGCTTCGGGTTGCACTCGGGACGCTGGTAGGGGCCGGAGTAGCCCGCACGCTCCAGCTCATCAGGCGTGAAGGTGGTGCTGTCGGTGCGGGTGCTGCCGTCCGCAAAGCGGATGCGGTGCGGCAGGGGTGCTGGAAGGGTGGCGTTGTGGGAGTAGAGCATCAGCCGTTCGGGAATGCTGCAGTAGGTGCAGTGAAGTTGGCGGTGTAGCGTGCGATACCTTTTGTTACTCTAAATTCGTCTAAATTGCCAATCATGGCATAACTACTGGTGTAAGAGTAACCAATGTTTAGTATGTTATCGACAAGATTTGTCGTCTCGGTTACGGTAGATCCAAACTGAACGCCGTCGATAAAGCCACGCAAGGAGCCACTTGATCTTGTTATGGCGACGTGGTGCCAAGTGTTTAGGCTTAAGGTTCCACCTGAGATAGCGCTAGGGTCCCCTCCAAGCAACCCGACACCTAGAGTCGATCCGTCCATCGAAGCGAAAAGTCCAGACTGTGTGGCGCCAAACGTAAAAATACCTTGATCGTTATTGTTTGAAGTTCGATAAACAAAAAATTCAACGGTAAAATCGCCAGTCCCCAATGCCAGGGCAGATGATGCTGAAGTTGTAATGTAATCGCCAGATCCATCTAAAAGTAAAGAGCTTCCACCAAATTTGCTTTGTGCGGTACTGATTTGTGCGTCGCCTGATGGTGTGACCGTTAGCGCATTGCTACTGCTATCGGTGAATGTTGTGCTTCCGTTGCTGCCGTCCATGTGCAGCAGCAGTGAAACATCACTCCAGTATGAATCGCCTGTTGTTGGCCAAATTGCCGCACGCTTCGCCACGCTCTGCTCATTCTGAAACCACAGCCCCGATGCGGCGCTGGTTGCAGGCGTCCGCCTGACGCCCATCAATCCGCCGTTGAAGCCAAGCATCAGCTGATGTCCTCATAGCTGATGACCAGCTCAAGGTCGCTGGCAGCGCTGGCCTGTGCGCGAAGGCTTTGGCCTTCCTCCAGGTAGATGTAAGCCTCGCGGGTTACCAGCACCTGCGTGGCATCAGCTGGCACGGTGATCGTCTTGCCGATGGCGTAGCCGGTGGTGCCGTTGTAATGCTCAAGGCTGATGTCAGCTGCTGCGGTGCCGTCCACGTTGGCGCAATACACGCTGTTGACCTTCAGCACCTTGCCGCTGCTGGCGCCATTGCTCAGCGCTGCAGCCATCGAGGTGGTGACGGCATAGCCCACGGTCTTGCCAGTGACTGTTGTGACCGAGCTGCCGCTCTTGATATTGGGCGCTGCCATTGATCACCGCCAGGTGGTGTATTGATCTTCATTCCAGAATAGCGACGCCGCAAAGCCATCATCATCAGCCGCGGTTCCAGTAGCCGCCCCAGCGGCCCACACCACATTTACCACCAGGTCGATCTCGCCGGTCTGCGTTGCAGCGCCTGGATTCCAGAGCACGCTTACTGCCAAATCCAGGCCGGTAGCTGGTTCGGGCGATGGCAGCCAGTTGTCGGCTGTCATCAACGCCACGCTTACGTTCACCAGCCCGCCGCTGAGATGCTCCTCCTCCGGCGGTTCTTGATATCGCCAGCGAGTGCCGGCTGGCACGATATTATCAACGCTGCTATGGCCTGCCCAGATTTCAGCCGGCAGCAGAAATGGAACCATCGAGCCATCCTGATTGCGATAGTGATCACGGATGCTCAGCATCTCAAGCTGTGTTAGGTACTCATACTCCAACGTCATGCTCAAGGCGTTGCTGTAATCAGAATGCAAAAACTTGATGGCACCTCCGCTTAAGTTTGCTTCACGAGAGACGGCAAAGCTGCCAAAGCTATAGCGACGAACCACTGGTACTACAGGCGGATATGGTGCAATAGCAGCGCCAGCTGCATAGAGCAGCGCATCACCTGGCTGTCCGTACCATTCAGCCCAAAACGCAGCGCTCATCAGCTTAGTTTGTCAGGTTGATGACACTAGCCGAAACGCTAAACGTCCCACCGGCAGACGTGACGCTGCCATTGAAGTCAAGGTAAAAGACAAGTTCGTCCAGACTGCTGGAACCGCCGCGTGCTTTATAGACAACAGCTCCTGCGGTGGTGAATGAAGCCGATGGCCAGGACACAGCGGCAAAGGTGATGATCTTTTTATTCGTGTCATCGCTTAGGCTGCACACCACGGCATTGCCTCCAGCGGTGTAGCCCGTGCCGCTGACTTCATTGGTGACATCGTTTCGCTTGTCATGCGCCGACTTCGATGCCGCATATGAGCTAGTCACCAGCATCATCTTGAAGGAGTCGGCGCCAAAGTCGATGTCACTGTTTACCAGATCGGTAAGCACTGAGTTGTAAACAAAGCTAGCCATGGTTTTTTCTTAGTCTAAGGGCCGGTCTCTTGCAGCCGCATGATGGTGTTGTCGGTCCACTGCAGATTTGTGGTGAGCACTGTTCCGTTGTTGGCGCCGTATGCTTGCCCCAGGTCAATCATGCACATGGCGTAAGACTGACTGAATAATGTCTGGGTGACGAAGGTCCGCTCTCCTAAGTTGCAGCACAACAAAACGGAGCGAACTCCTGAAAGCAGTGGAACGGTGTTAATGAATCCGCTTGTGCTAGTTGGTAGATTTGAAGTCAACCTAACAGACGTGCTGGTAGCGGAGGAATGTGCGTGACATGTGAATTTAGGCCCAGGATTGTTAGTGGCTCCTGGCAACGCTTGTTGATAATTGGTATAAAAGTAAGTCTCGCTCAAATTGGCTGGATACTGCAAGGCAATCGGTCCGCTGTCCAGCAATCCCGTTTGCGTTGTAACCCCGTTTACTACTGACGCAGCCTTGAGAGGCCTGTCAAATGCAGCATCAAAAACATCAGACGCTGAAGAACAGCAAACCGCAAACACCCGTGAATTGCGTGGATAATTTGTGGCAAACGTAACAAGAATCAGCCCTGAGTTTGACCCAGCAGGGAAAACCACATCAAGGGGAAAAGCGTCAGCGTAAATTCCCACGCCTCGTTTTGCAGCGACGGTTAAAAGATTCTTGGTGTAAACATGTAGGGTTGCGGTCATGATTACAACAGGCTGTACTGGATAATGCCATTGGCGTGCCATTGCACGCCAAGCGATGTATTAGCGACCGCTGTCAGCGTTGCGCCGAAGTCTATTGTTGCGACTGCAGTAGATACATTGGCATACTTCAGCAAGGCCTTTGCTGCGGTTATTCCGCTTCCGCTAGCTTTCCATGCAACATTGTCGGCAAAAACACTTAGCACGCCTGCGTTGAATACATAGCGAAAATTCTGGAGACTTTTGCCACCAGCCGTATATCCGTTGCCAGTTGCTAATTCAACGTTGCTACTGTCGGTCAATACAAGCCTCAGCTCGCCAAAAGGTCCTACAATTCCTGACGTTGCACCAGCCTCAAAACCAGAGCTGCCTAATGGCTTGAAATTTGTAGTTAGTGTTACCGGCATGGCTAGGCAATAATGTTTGCAAGGTTGGGTCGCACATCAACAGCCACTGTCATGATCACAGATGGAACATCAACAAACGCGCCGGGTTCGCCTGGCGTCAACGACAGTGCCAACGTTTGCGTTGTGCCATTTGATGCGGCAGCTTGACCGCCACCCACGTCAACAGTGATTGTGGCGTTGAGCGTGATTAAGTCCGCCGTTGGTCCCACTGCTGATTCCAGCGTTACACTCACGACATGACCGCCGCACGGCCAATCTTCTACTTCAGGTGGGTTGGCATAGCTCCAGATATAACTGCTTAAAGTGTAATCTTCTGCTCGGCTTGTGCCGCTAAAAACAAGAGCAGGCAAGCCGAACGTGCCATAACTGCCTCGCTGCAGGTTGTAATGCAATAGAAACGACAGCATCTCGGCTTCAGAAATGCCGATATAAGACAGCGTTAGTGTCGAGCCAACCATGACATTGCCATGGCGCACCGTGTTTTCGTCACCACCGATCGCGCGATAAAGCGTATTGGGGTAAGTTCCAGGATTGAACTCGCGGGAGCTTGGAATCAATGCGGGATAACTGGTCATGATGCGTCCAGTCCATCATCAGGATTGGTCACCGTACCGCTTGCCGTACCTTGTATTGGCAGGTTACCGAGCAAGATTGCAGTGCTTGGCACGATTGCATCTAGCTGGTCTTCGGTCGGCGGTGTCTCTTCGTTGCCAACCTGCACAAATGTCTCAGCTGGAACCGAGTCATCAGTGGCACGACCAGGACTTTCGTCACAGCTCGGCCCCGTCTTGGTTGTATTGACCAGCCCGCCGTCATATATCACGCTGGCCACCGCTAAAGCCACGATGCTGCGACCCTGTTGATCCACTGGGTGATGAATGCACTCATAGCTCACAACACCCTCAATGCTTTTGTTCTTGCTGGTCACTTCATACAGAAAATCATGCACCGCTTCAGTCTGACCAGTTGATGTGCGCCGCAATTTAACGCGCACAATGCTGCCGAGTTCAACCTGCACGTTGTGCGCCTGTGGCCGCGCTTGGAAAGTGATTGAATGAGTGATGCCAACCCTGCTGGCAAGGATGTGTGCACCGACCATTGCAGCATGTTGACCATTAGTGCAGAACTCGCTGATGTCGTGCGTTTCGCTGGCAGCTGTTGATGGATCAGTGTCGCTGTATCGCACATCTACCGTGCGGCTAATGCCAATGTCATCCTCCGCTTGCTGCCGCCACACCACACTCACAACAAACGGCTGCCGCTGCGTAAGCTCCGCATACGTCAGGTTGAAAGTATCAGGAAGGATGGTGTCTTCGTCGAACTGGTAAACAGCGACATTGTTTGTAGTGTTGATAATGCCAAGTGGTGTAATCGGCAGCAATGGCCGCAATCCGCGTTTGCCATTGATACGACTTGGGCGAACAAAAAAGAACGGCGACCACTTTGCAATCAGCTCTTCATAGTTTTGTTGTTGTGTCAGAATGGTGTCGCACGACAAACCATTGGCATCAATAAACTTGGCGCACAACGTTAAGCTGTTCGTGTCAATCATGCTGCTGCTAAGCTTGCCGATGTTGCTCAGCAGATAGTTGCAGAGGTCTGCAAAATTGTTACTTGCGCCATAGCTACTATCCGCGAGTCGTGTAACGTTAATGCCGCCGCGAATAAACAGCCATACCTGACGATTCCATAACGTTGACCCATTTGCTACCTGCCGACTAAAGCTGACCGTCGTGATGTTTGGGTAGCTGCCTATTGATCCACATGACTGCGGGCATTCCGGCAGTGTGTACCCGCTGCGTAGCACGATGGCGTTCTCTGGGATCCAGGTGCCCGCACGGCGATCAAACGTTTGCGTGTGAGACCCGTGACGACATGCCCCACTGAAAACATCTTTTACGGCAATCGGATCAACAAAGCCCTCTGATACCACCAGCAAATAGTACGCCGTGACTTGATTGGTGAGACTATTCTCGAAGCGTGCCTCACTGGCCGGTGGACTGATCATGACGCCACCACGGCCCGCGATTTGACGGCAGAACACGATCGGAACAGACGCGCCGATTGTCGCTGCCTGTTGCGCAACATCCATCGGTCGCTGCACTGGCGCCGGTGGTGAAGTTGGCGTAGCAGGTGGTGGCGTGACAACGGTCTGCACAGATGGCAGCGTTGCCGCAAAAGTCAACTGCGGTTGGTTTGCTGTGTTATACATCACAGCCGGCATCCTGTTCCCATGATGGCGCTGGTCAGCGTGCGAGGTGGCACCTGCGCGCCGACGGTTGGCACCGGTGTGCCGAGGTCCATCTGCAGGCTGGTAAGAGATCCGCCGCCACCCAGGACTTGCCCGGTGTAGCTCAGCAACAACTGCTGCTGCTCTTGCGGCAACTCATTGCCGTCCAATGTGTCAAACTGATAAATGGTTAAATCCACCAGATGCGAATTGGTAATTGCCAGCTCAAAGGCATTCACTACCAATCCACTGGCTGGTGCTGTGACCGAAATATCTGTTTCGCTGCTGGTCAGACCTTCAGAGAAGCCGCTCGCTGCAAACGGTACGTTTACCCACAACCCGCCAGCCCAGTTCACCGGCTTACTGTAGTAGCTCTGCCAGCGCTGGATGGTGACACCAGCGGCTGAGTAAATCCGAAGGTACTGGGCTTGCGCGCGTGCCATCAGGCAAGCCCCACTGAGATGCGCGTTGCTGGATTGCGCAGGCTGCCTAGCACGCTCCTGGCGGTGGCCTGCATGGCGGCCTGCATGTCGCTGATGGTGACGTACTGCTCACCGCCGAACTGAACAACCGGCCCGGTGGTCACGTCGATTCTGATGTCGCGCGTGCCAGCTGTGATGCCCTGCGCTTTGACCATGAAGCGGTCGAGCGCTTTGTCCATCTTGGACTCTGGGATGATGTATTCAGACTCTCCGCCTTCACCCACCATTGCCACGGTCGGACGTGTGACGATGCCACCCTGAGCAAACTTGGGAATGTTCAGCAATGGAATAGTAGGAATCAGGCCAAGGATTCCACCGAATGGTGACTTTTTCAGATTGGCGACGAGGTTGTTATACCGAAGAACAAAAGCATTGAATGCGTTCTCGAGATTTCGGAAGGCCAGCCGCAGTGTATTCCTGAGAATACTGACGATGCCATCCAATGGCGCCTTCAATGCTTTGGCAATACCTGAAAACAATCCAGTCACGAACTTCACCGCTGATTCCCAGTTGCTGCGCCACCACTTGAAATACGCCTTGACTGGCTTCTCGAGGATGTTCTTC